CTGAGTTACCTCAAGTATTAACTTATTGTTTGCTCCGATTCCTATAACTTTCATATTTGTGTTCCTTATATTAATGTATTAAATGATGTAGTATATGTAGGTGACAATGCATATTTTCTAACATCGTTCAAGTCATCAGCATAACGCTGACCCCACATTTGTATTTGTTCTTTAAGACCGTACTTGAATGCAACCTCATATGTTGCAGCAGACTCCATTACTATTTGAAACCTATCATCAAATAGAATGCTATCAGGAGTTGGGGGATGTATCTTAAAGTAATCTAACTGAACAGTATATTCAGTTGTTGGTTTTGGATAGAAGAATATCTTATCGCCTGTCTTAGCAAACTGAGTAGGAATACTAAATACATTTGCTGAACTCAGTATGTCTTGATAAGATATCTCTCTCAATGGAGGAGAATATTTTTCGGTTGTCGGGTCTTGAAGTCTTATTTGATCGAGTTGTTTATAGTAGTCAGGAAGAGTTATAAAACTAGTATCTTCATCTATAGTATCAGTGTAACTGGCATCATAAAGAAACAGAGCGGCATTAGATATTTTAAACAATGCTCTGTTTATCTGCCTATCTATATTTGTCTCTTCTCTTTCGAGATTATCGTTTACTGCTAAGAGTAAATCTGCTTTTGTAATTGCCATATTGTTTTCCTTATGGTTAAAAAAAAAAGAGATAAGGCAAGAAATTACTTACCTTACCTCTTCGGGAGAAATATGAAAAAATGAAAATGAAATCATTCTTTAATATAGAAGGTCTCCCCGTCCCCGTATAGGGGAAAGGAAGGTTCTATTTTAGACTAAATTAGTCTGGGTCTACGACTGTATCAAAAGAGATAACGCCATAGTCTTCTGTGAGACTGTTTGCCCCTGCTCCAGTATCCCAATTGGAAACATCCCAATATGAGAACTGAACCTTAGCAACTCCGTAGATAGCATCTACAGCAACAGTATCAAGTCTATCAACATCTTCCTTAGAAGTATGCTTAGTTGGCATCTGACCATAAGCAAGAACGATAGCATTTGCTCCAAGGAACAATCCTCTATCGACCTGAGTTCCAGTTGCTGCTACAGCAATGTTATCAACAGTTGCTCCACCGTAATCATTGAAGTATTCAGTAACAGTTAATGCTCCTGCTCCAACTCTATACTGGATACGTTCAGAAACTTTAATAACAACTCCGTCCCAAATACCTATAGCACCTGAGAACAATGGGTTACTTTCGCCTCTTACGTTTGCCATTTGCTGACTCTCATTCCAACGAGTATCTGCCTTCAAAGACTTCTCTTGAAGACGACTGATAACCATACAGTATGTATCCTTACCATCAATCTTAGTTGGAGCAAGTTTAGGAACTTTAAGTGTTTCTCCACCGTATGTTCCAAGTATAACTTCTCTTGCTTTACGTTTCAAGAACTCAATAACGTGTGTTCCAAAACGAGTTTCCAAACCTTGAGCATCAGTTGTAAATGCCTTAAGAGGATGGTCAACGATACCTGTAATGAGAGAACTCGAAGTTCCATCAATAGTAGTATATTGAATAACGTTAGTCTTTTCGCCAATAGCAAAATATCTATTCTGTGTAGGATTACTTCCATTAACAGTTTCAATATTTGCTTTTGCTACGCCTGTCTGGTCTACATTATCTACACCAGAACCAGCGGCAACAAGGTCATCTTCCAATGCCTCTGCCATCCATACGCCCAAACGTCTAAGACCAGAACTCTTAACATCCGTAGATGTATATTGGTTCGTGATATTACCTGCCGCTTGAACAGCATTTCCACGTTCGTGAATAAAGATAGTAAAGTTGTAGTCTTTCATAGACTCAGTGTTAAAAGTATCGCCACCATCAACAGCAATAAATCTACCATTGTCGCCAATACCATTTCCTAATAGTGGTGCTTCCATTTCGAAAACTACACTACCACCCTTTTTCGCTGTTAAATCAGTTGTCTTCGCGATTGGGGAGTTTTGGTCGGTTCCCATAAGAGAACTCAAAACCATATTCTCAAGCATAAACTTGAAAAACTTTTTAGACCATACCTTCTGGGTCCTAGGGTCGTTAATACCGTACCCTGTGCTACCTGTAACAGGTGTAAGTGCCATAATAATATTCCTTAATAAAGTATTTTATATTTTATATTACCAATCACATAGACTATCTATATGACTGGATACATCTTGGTTTCTGCTTTTCATTGTAAGTTCATCATCTTGATTATTTACGATAGGTTCGTTAACTACATTGTCAACATTAGCAGAACCTTTTTTCTTAATTGCTTCTCTGATATCCAGTTCAAACTTCTTCTGCTTGAGTGCTGGAACTTTCTCGATGACCATATTGTATGCTAACTCTGCTGGGTTAAGTCCTTCATTAACAGCATTCTGAATAAGATATACTTGACTATTTGTTAAGGTGACTTTGCCAGTCTTAACGAGGTTGTCAATATTATCGAAACTCAAAACTCCCAACTCCTTACTATTATGAGATGCTCTAAACTCATTTACGAGTTCTAAACCCTTCTCTTGACTCTGCTGTGCTTGTTGTTCGTTAGTAAATTGTGCTTGCTGTGCCTTCTGTTGGTTCAGGATTTTTACCATATCTTCTTTAGTAAGAACATCTGAGTCATTTAACTCTGATAAAAAATCAATATCATCAACAGGTGCTACAGCAATTGGTGCTGTTTCTTGTGGTTGCCCACCCATCTTTGCTAATTCAAGTTGTTGTTTAATTAAGTCAAGTTGCTGAGTCAATAATTCATTATGAGTTTTAAGGTCTTTGTTCTTATCCCTTACCTGATGTAAAGCAACATTAAGGTCTCCCTTATTTGCTTCGGTCTCAGTTGTTTCCTCAATAACGTCTTCTTGATTACTCTCAACTAAAAGACTTTCCAATGCTTCAAGACTCAAGTCATCCAAACTACCTTCCTTTACTTCTGGAACTGTAGGTTCTTCGACTTTAACCTCTTCAACTTGGGGTGCTTGTTCTGTTTTCTGCTCATTAACGACTTTATCCAAGTCATCAATATCACAATCTACATCTTCAACACCGTCAAAATCATTCAACAAACTATCATCATACACATTTTCTGCCATCTTAATCTCCTTGTTTCCGTTAGCATAATTGCTAAGATATATAAAATACTTTAATTTTGTTTGGATTTCCGATAGACATCTATTAAAATTAAGGAAAAATAGATACCTATGAATACTACCTTAACTATTTGTGTAGGTTAGTTAGCAACCTATTTCCATACTTCTCTCACTAATATATACAAAACTCATATATAAAAATCTATCTGTCAGGATTTGAACCCGAACCACCTGACCCCAAATCAGGTATGCTACCAAATAACACTTCAGATAGATATGCGGGATACCCGACTCGAACAGGCAACATTCTGCTTGGAAGGCAGACATTCTACAATTGAATTAATCCCGCTCGATTACTCTTGGTTCTGTTGATTAGCAATAAAGTTATTCTTTCCTTTAACGTTCTCTTGAGCAATGCTACCTTCATTCTTTGCTCTCTGAATAAGAACCTTACCTTCAATCTCTGCTCTAATCTTTGCTTGTTCTGCTTGCTGTGCCGCCTGTGCTCTCCTCTGTATTTCCTTAAGTATGATTTCTTTGTCAGGCAAATCAGATTGCTTAATAAGATAATCAGCGGGAATAATACCAGGAAGAATACGAGACATCTCGAATAACATATTCATATTAGCAGACTTAGCAGTAGGAGAGAAGTTAGACATAGCAATAGATATACCATAACGACCCTTATAAAGGTTATGTAGGTTAGACATTACAATCTGCTTAGCAATCTGCATAGAAACCTGTTGCCTTTGCTCCATAACCTTCTGATATTCTTGCATAATTATCTGCTGACTTTCTGGGTCAGTAGCATCTGCTTGTCTCATTACCTCATCCAATGAAGGAATAGGTTGTTGTTGGTCAAGTATTTGAGTTGCCTCTGCCATAGTCTTATCATCAAACATATCGAAATCTTCTACGATTGCTTCAATCTCTTGAACAGTATAGAGTTCAGTTGAACGGATAACTCCTACGATTAACTCTCCTAATAGTTTCATAGAATAATCGAGGTTATCAAATACTCCAGTGTTTGTGGTAATGCCTTGTATCTGTCTTAACTCATTCAATTTACCTGACTCTTGTGCCTGGGTTGCTCCAAGATTAGCGGCATTAACACCTGATATATCGTTAATATCAGCATTGCTTTGTTCTGCTAAAGCAAATATCCCTGTAGGTAATTGATTTGCTTCTATCTTGGATGGTGCTTCTGTCTTATACTTTAAGTTAAGTCCAGTCTGAGCACCAGCAGTTCTGAGTTTTCTCTCTTCCTCATCATCCAAAGAACCCTCTTTATAAACCCAACCACTGTTTGCTGTCGTTCCGATAATATGTAATATCAAAGAACGAAGTTTGTTTTTCTCCTGTTGCGGAATAATTAAATCATCAACTATTCCTTCCCATCTTCCATTATCAAAGTGAGCACCGAATGGAATGACAGGTATCTTATTCATAGGATTACGATAGAACTCATCGTTCTCGTCTTCCTTCTTAAATGGTTCTCTTACTCTTTCCAAGATAATGTCATTAACTGACTTAACCAAGTAAAGTATTTTGTCTGCTCTTTCAATAACTTTATACTTATTAGGGTTCTGAACTGCTAATACAGACATACCATCGATTGCTTCCTTACTATGGAGGATAGTATCTGTCATCTCTTCCATATCAAGCAAATGAGTTCTACGTTCTGTTCTGTTAATGTAAGTCCATTGTATTCTAAATCTATAAGTTGTTCTATCTGAATACCTTGACTCTTCTGAATTAAGAGCATCACTATCTAAATCTCCACCACCATCAAGGAATATATCCTCATTGTATTGGTCGTCATCATCTCCTGTTCTTAAGTTTCTCAATGCTTTACTATGCTTTGGATAACTTTCAATTACTTCGTCTCGATTTGTATATTTAAAGACGATAAAATATTTACTGTCTGATAGGTCATACCTTTTAGATAGTGGGTCTATGCTACAATCAAGAGCATCAACAACCTCTAACTTAAGGTCTCCAGTCCAGGGGTCAAGTTCAAAGTCTCTATACGCGTGAATAAAACCTCTACCTTTTACGCATCCTTGTCGGAACCACTCACTAAATAAATGCTCAGCATTGTTCTTAGTAATTACGTCCTTTACAATTTTGGTCAGAATAGAGGCAATTGAGTTTTGACCGTTCTTTACAGGTTTTACTGTAATGTCTTTTCTGTTTTGTTCTTGCGTCCCAACCAGAAACTCAACGGTCTTTTTAATTATGTTAAACGTAAGAGGTGGCATCTTCTTTCTGTTCAACTCCTCAAGGGTTGCCCTATCCCACTGATACCCGTTATAAAAATTGTTGGAAAGTATAGCACGGTCACGAAAAACCCTATCCCCAGAAAGTCCATCTTCTTTATACTTATGTAACATTCCGTATAACTCGGTATCTTCCGCAGTCATTATTTTTATATTATCAAATGCTTGAACATCTTTGGTTTGTTCGCTCATACGTTATCCTTATTATTTGTTTTGTATCTTAATCGTTTTGAAATCGTTATTCTCATATAACCCAATTTCAATTGCTTTCTTATTCAACTGACCTTGCTTTTTAATGACTTCGTTAAGAGCATCTACATTAGGTCTCATTATAGAATTAAGAGCAATCTTGCCACATAAATCTTTATCATATGCCAACATACCTTGGAATTGGTCAAGGAAATCTATAAGGATTGCTAACTCTGCCGCCCTTGGTCTTTTGATACCTGCCTTTACTTTAATAGTTGAAGTCTTGCCATCCTTAATTGCCTTGGCATTATTAGCAGTAACTTCTCCCATAGTCTTCATTAACTCTTTCAACTCAAGTAATTCTTTTCTCATAGTTGACATTGCTTCAGACTCAGACAACACCTCTGGTTCTTTATTGCCTATACTGTCTTTGTATTCTTTTGTTCTCTTATCCATATTATCTCCTTATGGTTTAAATTAATACAATAGAGAGAGTGGATTTCTCCACTCACCTATTGTTAGTTATACTGTTATTCTTATACTACTATATTATAATCTGCCCAACCACTAGTGCAGACTAAACCAGCAATTGTAAATGTAATCACATCAGAACCATTTGTTAGAGTAATCCTATCAGTTCCATCATCATAATTTCCTCTAGTCGCAGTATTGGCGGTAGCATCATAGACACTATAATCGACTATAATATCAATACCATTAGCGGTAATTGTCTGTGCATTAGTCTTTACTCCAAAGTATTGTCTATAGATAGTTCCATAGATACCACCTTGCTGTTCTGGAGAAATATATCTTACATCAACTGAGACAGTTTCATATACTCCTGTTGAGTCATTTTGTAATGCCGCACTATCTCTGCTAGTTACTGGAACCCATCTTGCGGCATTGCTTTCAAAGTCGTTCAACTGAACTCCTGCTGTTCTACATTGCCATACTTCTGTATCCACTGTTAATTTTTCGCCTATAACATAGGTCTTTCCTGATTGCCAACCCATAATGATTGTCCTCTTAATTTAAATAACGTTATTTTAAAGTATATACTTTACACTAATATATACAAATCTCGACATACTTATTCTTTTTTAATCCTTGATACGATAGATTTAGTTGCTTTAGTCTGTATTCTCTTTAAAGATTTTGACAAAGTTTCTTTTTTATCTTCGGGAATAAGAGTCTTTGCCATCTCAACTGTTCCAACTAATTGTCTATGAACCACTGACCTGTCATAAAGTGCTTTGCCTAAGAAGTAAAAACCTATTAACAATACAATAACCCCACCTAATGCTACCCACTTCATATATAAAGACAGGGTAATCAATAGTATAATACAGGTAATTGATGCCACTATGACTCCCAACCCTATTACTCTTACTCCTGAGAAGGTTAATATTATTCCTGAGAATAAACCTAACGTCAGTATCGGTATCATTATGTTCAACTTATTAGCAATCATCAACTTAGGTATGTTAACTGTTCCATCATCTACCCACTTAGCAATGTTATCGTCAATTTTTTTGTCTATCTTCTTAGCATAGTTGTCACAACTCCCACAGAATACTGTAAGGAATAAAAAAATAATTAATAAGTATTTTAACATTATCCTGCCATCCAATCATAACTATCTGAGTTTCTATTCTGTCTTGCCCTGTCTATTGCTGACATCCTCTTGTATCTGTTCTCGTCTGGTAGTTGGTTATATGCCCAGACACCCATAATAAAAGCATCTGCTCTGTCAGGACTTCTCCCAAGACGTTGTTTTGTTATCTTCTTCAACTCACATTTAATCCTCTGATTAACTCCTGAGTATTCATATCTTACAGCAGACAACTGTTTCTTTAGTTCAGGGTCAGTAATAGGAGGTATCCTTCCCATCTGACATTGGTCTCTAAGATTAAACCACGCCTCTGCTTTCTTATTCAAGAACCTCGTATTCTCTTCTGCTTTCTCTGATGCTACGAACTCAATAACGTTTAACTTTGCTTGTCTTAACTGGTCAGATGGTCCTTTACCTATACCAATAGAGTCAATTACTATGTTCTTACATCCACATTGATTAGCAAACTGCTGAACATTAGCAGATATAACTGTAGTATCTCTGCTGACAATAGACTTTTCTGATATAACTTCTGAGTTTTCCATATAATAAGCAATACATTCATCTCCTGTCAGTGCTGGGTCAACAGCAATAACTCTCTTCATATACTTCTGAGTCTTCCTAACCTTCTCTAATTGGAGAATTGCTCTCTGAGGAATGATAACAAGGTCATCATCAGCAAGGTCTTCACAT